AAGATCTGGCACAGGAATCTCAGTATCTAAGAGTTTTGTATCAGCATATCTCTGAGAAAACTCTTGGAATGTGAAGCTCCTATGTCTTAAAATTTGGGCCGCTAATCCCCTCGTAGTCTCGATCTCCAAAGTCATCGAGGACTGTTCAAATACACTCCAATGATTATGTTTAATACAATACTTTAATAACCCCGAATAATTCTCATTTTGCTGATTGGATGGATTTGATACCCTAGCGATATACGCCATCATCTTCTCAGCATCAGGTGTAATGCTTACAAATTTAACATTCATAGTTGTATCCACTCTCTATTTTGAATAGGTTCATCTTTATGTTCACGAATAAAAGGAAAACTCACAGACATTCTGGGAGTATGAGAAGTTGCTAAGTGTGGATAAGATTTAGGAATCCAAATTGCATCTCCAGGTTTCATATCAACATCTAATAAAGGAGTATCCGTTATAGACATATTTGAGTGTGGTTGATCCTTATCCTTTATTATATCCCATACTTTAAAATTTGTCTCCCCCTCACACTGAACTATAATATTATGACTATCATCATAATGAATACCAAAAGGATGTTCGATATCTAGATTTTTGCATGTATAAATGTGAGCATCCGTGGGCATATTATATTTGTCTTCTATACTCTTAGCGAAGTCATTAATCTTTTTAGTAGATCTAGACATCTCTCTAAAATAACACAAATATTTTTCAATTATATCTTTTAGTATAACCGCAGGAACCGATGTATCATCAAGACACCATCTAACTTTTGGCCAAGTAAGAGATTTTGAGTACTCTTTTGGAAATTTAACTTTAATTCTCTGTTGAGTCATCAACTGAGTTTGATTAACAAGGTCAGATAATTCTTTCCAAGATAATAAATCAGGACAATAATTCTTTTCAAATTTAACGTCCATTAAGTTCCTCTCTAATTACTCTCAACTGGGATTTCATATCTTCAATCTGTTTATTTGAATAAAGATGATCTTGCCCAATCCAATACTCTAATGTTTGAATTAGTAATGTTACTCTACTAGTCATTAGCAATATAATTTGAATATATTATAACATAAAAAAAGAAGGGGTACAACCCCTTCCTCTTTTTCTTTAGTTCTGTGGAACTTAAGAGCAGGCTCTTGCTTTACTCTTAACCTTAATACCACGATACATTAAATCGTAGTTTCTGGTTTTGTTATGCTCTTCTATAAGCATTGCACGATACTCTTCTGTATCGTACTCGTGTCCACGGTAAGTGACTTTTGCCATTGTTTTACTCCAAAGTAGTAGGGATTTTACTCCGTTCCTTTAGTCAACTTTTGCGTCCCATAAACATCCTTGACTACTGCCCTTTACCATTTGAACCAATTCGGTTCTATATTCAGTCGAAGGCGATATCTTATCGATAACACCTTTCGCCTCCTCACAAGTTAAAAGAGTAGCAATTAGGAATGGCATAGGATGAACGCTCCGTTCCGAGTCGGCTTACTTGCGTCCCCAGTCGAAGGGGGATGAACGATTGTGCTAATACTAACACATTTTAATTATTTAGTCAACTAGGAATGTAAATTTGTTACATCGACCCTACAGAGCAAAAAAATACCCCGATTTTTTATCGGGATATTTTGGAATTAAAAGTCGAATTTCGTTTAGGAGTAATTTAACATGTTAGCAACTATCTCAACGTCTTCTCTTCTTATCAAATTAAATGATACTGATACTCTATCCTCATCAGTATTATTAGTTCCCACTTCATGTTCTAACCAAGTAGGGAAATAGTACAACACATTCTCCTCTGGTTTAAAAGATGCAGTTATTACACTGTTCTTATAATAAGGAATATCTGGTGCAGAGTTAGCAACCACACCTTTAGGATCATTAAAAACTAACTCACCACAATCACCTTTAGGAACTGTGACATAGTAAACGCCTGAAAGAAAATTAGTACCATCCATATGACAATGGTTACGATTCCAAGTACCTTTATGATTAATGTTAACCCAACTAAAAATAAACAAATCGCCCATCTCTTTATCAGATTTGGGTACATTATCTTTTATGAGTTTTGATAAGGGTTTATAATCAAATGGAGCACCTTGATACCCACCTTTATTTGATCTCTTATCACTAGGAGTTTTTGATGCAAATTCCTTTATTTCTTTTCTAATTGAATCCAAATCTAAGTCCAATTTAGTTTTCCAAACTGGACTAGGAAATAATTCCAAATACTCCATTATTTTCTTTTTTTCTTTCTAGGATTAGATGCTGTCTGATATCCCCACAACTTAGGACTTACAGTTCCATTACCATACTCTATACTCTTCAGACCTTTACTGAACTTATCATAGTACATATCAAAAAGTTTAGTTTTTGTACCTCTACTTAAATCTAAACATTCCTTATCATCAACAGTATACTTAACAACCCAAGCATCATTAGGTGCTTGAGTAGTATGAACATCTGCAAGAGTACCATTAGATACTAAAATCTCACAAGCATAATTTGTTTTAGAAGTTTCTTTCTCTTCCTTAGTCCAAGGTTCAAACTTAGCTTCTGGTTTAGGATCTAATTTCTTTTCTTCTTTTGTATCTATTTCTTTTGCCTGTTTCGCTGGACGATTTCCTAATGGTGCCGTCATGATCTACCACCCCAAGTAATATCTGGATATGCTTGAGATACTATATCCTTAGTAACCTTATACTTAGATTCTAAGTTTTTATCTTTTACAAGAATAAGAATCTCTGCTTCTAGTGGATGTAATCCCTCAAGGATATTAATAAACATAGTTTCTCTACGAATACTACTTAGAGAATTATTACCACCTTTTAAGAAATTATAAAAAGCACCATACTCTTTACGAATAGTTGTTCTACCTTGGTCATTTGATCCAAGAGAAGTGCTACCCATTTGATTCATTTTACCTACAGCATCACCTATCTTATCAGATAATGTTCCTGTAGTATTACCATCCTCTTTATTTGTTCCATAAGGAACTTCACCTGGTGGTAAAACAGAAATTGCTGTTTCATCAAAATTCCAAATAAAAACTGCTTTGAGAGATGGATCTCCATATCTCTGAAGAACTTCTACTTTCTTTGCAATACTTCTTTGCTTAGATGCTGCATCTAATACTTCAAAGGCAAATGGATTTGTTGGCAGATCAGGAATCTTTTGAGAAATTACCTTTGGTTTTGCTGCCGTAGTTTTTTTAGTTGCTGACTTCTTTCTAGTCGTCGCTGTCGTCTTCTTCTGTGTTGTCATAATTTTCAAATCGGAATGCTACAATGTCATCTGGAACTAAATTACCATTACCATCAAACATCTCTGGATGTATTCTAGGAATTTCTTGATAATTCATCATATACTCTCTGGCAACCCATCCACCAATTGCTCCTACTATGAGAAACAGTATCGTTAGAAAAGATCCGAATACTAAACTTATTGCTAACATCTGTTTGCCTCCTATGGTAAGTATGGTGATATGTAATGGTTTACTTTTCCGTTTACCTCCAGTTAAGATGAATTCAAAACCACGATTAATATCATAATCTGGTTTATTTATATCTTCCTTAGAAGATTTTTTCTTCTCGAAGATATTGTACAGTTTCTGCACAACCCCCAAGTTTTTTTCTTTGCCCATTGGCATCACACACTACTTGAGGAAATGTAGATCCCTGGCCAAATTCTCCATAAAAATCTTCTCTAGTAAAGTTATCCTCTAGATTATACACTACATGACTCTGTTTTGTCAACGACATTACTTCTTTTATCTTATCGCAATATGGACAACCATTCTTAGAATAAATCGTAAAATTCATCTCTTATAATGTTTTTAAAAAATTATTTAGATGGATAGTATATCATATATGTGTTATAATTAGTAGTAATAACAGAATATTATAACTTGATTATACTAACAGGATCAAAAGGATTCATTGGTCAGAACTTTCTCAAGTATCTGATTGAACATTCGGATGAAGAAATCGTCACGGTTGATGAGCATGACTGTTGGGATTGGATAGCATACTTTAA